ACACAAAGAGGCCCAAATATGGAAAGAATCCTTAGAAAACAACCACAACCTGAGGGAAGCTTAACAATACATCAGCTGAGGAGGTATGAGTCATCAATATATGACACACCTATACCTGCCTATGTTGTTAAGCATAGTTCTGATGGTGTGGCAATTGACATAGCAACTTCTGACTTAGCTGAAGGTCAATCTGGGTCTACTATTCAGCCATATGAAACTATCCCTGCCCAAAATCTGACTCTCTTCAAACATGACTACACATTTGGTCATCTGGCTGACACTACAGACAAAAAGTTTGTGGAAGTCTTTGGAGTTATGGAAAATCGTGCTGATGATGCAGACTATCAGTCACCGGACATGATAATTGAGACTGAGTCAGGCCATGTGTATGTTGTTGAGTTCACTACCACAATGGGAGATGTGAACTCAGCAGAGCTTGCTGCTAGGAATAAGATAGCCAAGTATGAGATAGCATGCTTGAACCGATCAGCGATAAAGCCCATATCACTATACATTATAGCTGTCCACTTTAACGGGGTGGTTTCAAATCTTGAATTGACTGATGAAGAAGTCAATGAGATTGTCTTCAGGTTCAGACTAGCACGAGACATTTTTGAAGAGCTTAGAGAGATAAATCCAAGCTTGTTTGACTCAGATGAGACAATAAGCAGATTAGACAGGGAGGTGAACAGCATAATGTCATCGATCCAGATTGACTGGGACACAACAGAAAGCAAATTTCCAAGCTTCAAGAAAGAGCTCTTTGAGAATTTTATCATGGAAGATGTGGACAATGATTATATAACAAGAATTGTGAAGAAGTGCACTGATGATTCTATCAGAGGAATAGAACAAGACAATTTCTACTCAATTGATATCAGCAACAGAGAAAGATATGAAATGAATTTCAGAAAAGCAGTTGGTGAGATTAATAATAAGATTGCAGAAATGGTGAGTCATGATTTTCTAAGAGACGTGGATGATCACAAGTCAACTGTGCAGTTTCCGGCCTGGGTGACCCTAGAAGGAGTACCGGGGAAGGACTTAGAACCTCTAAAGTCCTTGAATGTGGAAGGAAGTCACCCAATGTGTAAGATTTGGAACAAGGTCTGCACAAATGCCACAATTGAAAAGATTGAGAGAATGCATGATGACCCGATTCAAGAGTTAGAGTATGCAATGTCAGGCAGCACTGAGAGATCTGTGGAGAGGAACAAGTATCATAGAACTGTTCTGACCCTCAGTCAAGATGAGAGGGAGTATGCAGCTGTGCTAGGTGTCTGTGGCAAAAAGAATTCAAATCTGGGGGCAGTAAAAGAGGCCAGGGTTAGGAGTAAGAAGGGCTTCTCGATTGATCATGATATTAGCAAGGTCACTGATTACTTGTTTTCTGATGACCTATCATGCCTTCAGTGCGAGGATGGACTATACAACCCCTTGAGTGTTGATCATCCCTTGCGGATGCTGGCTATGGGTCTACACCAGCCAACAATGATCCACTCTGATGACCTAATGCCTGAAACCTTAGAGTGCCATTCAGATATTCTCAAGACACCTCTTGGTAGCTGGCTGCAAATGGTCTCAATAATTGGTGCAGAGTTGTCAGCATCAGTTAAACAACATGTGAAGCCTAATCAGTTTATTGTCAAGAGATTGATGAATTCAGGGATTTTCTTGCTCATCAAGCCCACGACTTCCAAGGGCCATATCTTTGTTTCTCTGGCTGTTGATAAGAGGCTTCTTGCAATGGAAATAGACAAGTCAGGAGTGTTCAAGCCTAGCATAGATGCCGGAGATTTATTAGTCACTGATTTTGTGTCATTCAAACTGAGTAAGATAACCAATCTGTGCAAGGCTTCAGCTGTAATGGAAGCCTCCATTTGCTTTTGGGCTGAATGCTACGGTTACAACCCATGGGATTTCATAAAGAGGACAGGTGAGAGAAGGCTGAGAGAGGCCTGGTTCATGATGAAGCTTTCTCTTCTAACTATGCTAGAAGATAAAGCAGCAACTGAGGAACTCCAAACCATGCAGAGGTATGTTATTATGGAGGGATTTGTTTCTCTTCCAGAGATACCTAGACCATACAAGATGCTGTCTAAGATTCCAAAGGTCCTGCGATCCGAGCTGCAGGTTTTCCTCACTCAGAGATTATTCTTCACTATACAAAGAATATCAAAGCACCCATTTGTCTTGCACAAGATGAACAGTGTTATTAAGTGGAAAGATCTCTTCAATCCATACTCTGGTGACAACATAGATGAGCTTCAGATACTAATAAGCTGCTGCTACAATGGATACTTCAAAAACAAAGAAGAGGAAACAGAACCATCAGCATTGTCAGCAATGTATAAGAAAATCATTGAACTTGAGCACTTAAGGCCAAAAAGCGATGACTTTCTGGGATACAAGGATCCAGAAGAGCCCAAGATGCATGAATTCAGCAGAAGTTACTTAAAACTGCTCTGTGATCATGCAAAAGCCAAGCTAAAGAGACAGTATGGACGAGGTGTACTGGCTCAGATTGAGAGCAGTATTGTTAGAGAGGTGTCTTCTATAACTCTTGAGAGACTAGCCACTCTAAAAGCCACCAGCAATTTTAATGATTCATGGTACGTGTACAAAGATGTTAAGGACAAAAATTATACCAGAGACAAACTATTAGTGAAGATGACAAAGTTTGCTCATAGAGGCAAAACTTTGGCAATTGAGATGTTTGATGAGTGTATGACCAGAATAGAAGAAAAGGGCTGCATGGAGATCTGCTTGTTTAAGAAACAGCAGCACGGAGGACTACGGGAGATCTATGTTATGGGAGCAGATGAGAGAATAGTTCAGTCTGTAATAGAAGCTATTGCCAGGGCCATCGGGAGATTCTTTGACTCTGACACACTATGTAATCCTGCCAACAAGATGAGGATTCCAGAGACTCATGGTCAGAGAGCAAAGAAGAGATGTGGAAGATCTGTTTGGACATGTGCAACATCTGATGATGCAAGAAAGTGGAACCAGGGTCACTTTGTCACTAAGTTTGCACTTATGTTATGCCAGTTCACACCAGAGGAATGGTGGCCAATGATCATCAGAGGATGCTCAATGTTCACTAATAAGTTCATGATGATGAATCTGGACTTCTTAAGGATTATAGACAGCCACAAGGAGCTAAATATAGAAGATGAATTTGTCACTAAACTTTTTAAGGCGTATCATGGAGAGTCAGTGGAGCCATGGATTGATCAGGGGAGAACATATCTGAAGACAAGCACAGGCATGATGCAAGGAATACTACATTTTACCTCTTCATTACTACACTCTCTTCATCAGGAATTCATAAGGACAGCATCTCTTCAATTATTTACCCAAAGAATGGGCTCAGACGCAGCATCCAGGGTAGTCTGTGACATGATGCAGGGCTCAGATGACAGTAGCATGATGATAAGCTTTCCAGCAGACAATGAAAAGATAAGAATGAGATATAAGCTTGTTGCTGCAATGTGTTTCAGGATAAAGAAGTCGCTTGGAATCTATGCTGGTATCTATCCGTCAGAGAAATCAACATCAAACACCGACTTTGTGATGGAATATAACTCAGAATTCTTCTTTCATTCTCAGCATGTGAGACCAACCATCAGATGGATTGCAGCTTCCTGTTCTCTACCTGAGGTGGAGACTTTGGTTGCTAGACAGGAGGAAGCAGCAAACCTACTAACCTCTATAACAGAAGGAGGTGGCTCCTTTTCACTAGCAGCAATGGTGCAGCAAAGCCAGTGCACAATTCATTACATGCTAATGGGAATGGGTGTCAGTGCTCTGTTTGGTGAGTTCACAAAGGCAATCTCAAAATGGATGGATCCTGGACTAGGATTCTTCTTGTTTGATAATCCTTACTCTGCTGGGTTATCTGGCTTCAAGTATAACCTATACAGAGCCATCATGAACTCAAATCTCAAGTCAGTATATTCATTCTTCATGAAGCGTGTTAAAGGAGGATCAGTTAGAGCAGATGGAATCATCAGTGAATCATGTAGTGTGAGTCCAGGTGGAGCAATTGTGATGAGCTCAACTCTGAGATGGGGTTCTGTTGAAAAGTTTAAGAGGCTAAGAAACAGACTCAACATCCCTGAGGATTGGAGAGAGATGATTAATGAGACTCCAGAAATCCTGTACAGAGCACCCCAAACCGGAACAGAGATAATGCTTCGAATTGCAGAAAAAGTTCATAGTCCTGGAGTTGTCTCTTCATTGAGCACAGGTAATGCTGTCTGTAAGGTCATGGCATCTTCTGTTTATTTCCTCTCAGCCTGCATATTTGAGGATGCAGGTAATCAAGAGTATAAGGTGATGAATAGCGACAAGTATAGCCTACTGCAAAAGATCATTGCCTTCAACCAGTTTGAGGAAGAGAATGACATAAGCCAAGAAGACTTATTGTTTCTGTTTCCAAACTTATCAGAATTTGAAGCCTTTGATTCAATCATATATGATAAAGGGAGATTCAATGTTATCCCCAGAGCCAGCCAGAGAGAAGCCACACAGACTAGAATAGTCGTTTTTGAGCACCACTCTTCAGCCCGAGTCGCTCCTGAGAAGCTAGTTAGTGATAAGTGGTTTGGAACAAGGAAGAGCAAAATAGGCTCAGCAGGATTCAAGCAAGAATGGGATCGGCTCAAAGTCATTGTTAGATGGCTAAGAGATACTCCAGAAGAAACACTCATGGCTTCCCCGTTCTCAAACCATGTGCAGATCAGGAATTTCTTTGCCAGGATGGAAGGCAAACCCAGAGTAATCAAGGTGACAGGGGCACCTGTCAAGAAACGTTCAGGCATGAGCAAGATAGCCATGGCAATAAGAGACAACTTCTGCAAGACCGGGTTCTTGCAAGGATTAGAAGATGAAGTTGGTCATAGTAGAGCTATGCAGGTTGAAAAGCTGAAGCACTATCTATTCTCTGTGCTAATGGGACCTTACACAGAGGATGCTAAGTTGGAATTCATAGTGAAGATTCTAAAAGAGGAACCTCAAGTAATTCTGAATTACAATGATAAGAGGTCTAGAGCAAACACAATAAGCCTGCTACAAAGATTCATCAAGAGTGATGTGGGGATAGCAGCCCTTATTGAAGACATGAAGGCTGGGATCTTTGGGGCATTCACTAAGACTCAGCAGTTCAGTCAATCATCAATCAATAATAAATACTATGGAAAGGGTATATGGAAGGGTGTGATTGATGGCTATCAGATTCAAATTGAGATAGATGGGAAGGAAGGGATGCCAACCTACTTGAGCTCCATAACAGTTTCCAACTGCTCTAAGCCATGGGTTCTTACCCAAAGTCTGAAAGCATGGTGTGAGGACATGCAAGTTAGCAACAACACAGATCTATCAAAACATAATAAAAACGCAAACTACTGGATGTATGGATTCAAGATGTATGGCTCATCATACCCATATGGGTGTCCTATATACATCGTGAGACAAGATATTACTAATCTTGGGCTTTTACATGATGATGATATTGACATCAAGGTGAGGAGAAACACAATCAACCTTTTCGTGAGAAGCCATGACAAAAGGCCTCGGGACCTGCACATACTGTCTTACACACCATCAGACTCAGACATCAGCTCAATAAGTTCGAAGCACATCATGGAAGATGAGTATTTTGTCTACAAAGGATTATTCTCTGTGGAGCCTACCAGATCATGGATGCTATGTCAATCACTACCTTGGAACTTTGTGAGACCTGTTGTTCATCTTGCTTCAGGGAAAAGGGCTGCTCCCCGTCAGCTCGATCTGACAAGATTACGAGAGATTATAAGATTGTGCACAGAATCATCAATCAGAAACAAAGTTGGCACAGTCTACAGCCAAGTCAAGCCAGAGAAGATGATAGAATCAGAGGCTATAGACATGAGTGACATGTTTGACATGATGATAGAAGAGGGGATGGATGATGCATTTGAAGATCTTGCTGACTTCCTAACAGTTGATGAAGACCCTGACTATATGGCGGAAGTTGACTTTGATGAAGAGAGCCTGAATCTTTTTGGGCCTGCGCATTACAAAGAATTGCAGAGTCTTACAGTTTTGGCTCACCCATTAATGGATGGATTTGTAACTCGATTAGTGACAAAGTTAGGAAGATCCAAAATCAGAAGACTGCTTGAGAAGAATATAATAACATCAGATTGTAGAGAATTGGCTGAGTTATTATTTTTATCTCTAGATCGAGATCCATCACAAATAAAAGAAGAATTGATACAGGGAGACAGTCCTACAGAGGTTACTGACGACCTACTTGGGTAGTCATTTTCGTA